GGAAGACCTGTTTTTGGATTGATGGTTAATGATCCACCGTGCTGTTGTGCCAATTTTTGTAGGGCTTGAAGCTCCCCAGTAGTCATATGGACTAAGTGGGTATCGTCTCCACGACCATGCTTCTCTAAGTGTTTGGCAATTAACGGTAGACTCATACACGACCTATTGAGTTATTTGGAATCATTTTATCATAATTAAACAACTACGCCAGCATAATTTACCCATGCAGTTCCGTTCCAATAAACTGGATAACCTAATGTAGTATCAAAATAAAACTGTCCAATTTGTAAATTGGAAGATGGTCGATTAGATTTTATTCCATAATCTGGCGTTGCCGTAGCCTGAGTGTAATTATTTAATTGATTAAAATATAAACGTAACTGGCTTAAAACTTGATTATCATGCATTGCGCTATATTCTTTAGGCGCAACAGGTAAATTTGGCGGTGTTGGATTAATTGGCGTACCGTTATAGTTAAGATAGGTAGGATTAGTCATTATCTTATACTCCAATGTATGCGTTCTAATTCTTTACGTGCTTCAGCAGCTTCTTCTATAGTATTAAACACCTTGGAGTAATAATTTTTCTTTTTTACAGTAATTTTTGCGTAATATCTATTTTTATAAAGCACAACACCAGTAACGCCTGTTTCACTATTTGCACGAACTCTTACATTTCTTGCTTGTTGTGTTAGACCAGCCCATCTACAATTACTTGGTTCATAATTGCCATAAACATCAATTCTGTCCAATGTTTCATCACCTTGAGGCTCACCCATATCTTTTGCAAAAGTCGCATAATCCAACCATTCAGGACACACCGATACGCCTTTACCACCATATTTTGGGTAATCTTTATCTTTAGGGTTATTGCATCTTCTTATCATTGCTCGCCATGTATTATAAGAACTTTTTTTCCATCCACCGTGTTTTGTAATTGCTTCTTTTAAAATACAACCACACGATTCCGTATTGCCTGTTACTAAACTGCCTGAATCTGTTTGTGTTTCATTACCACAATCACATTTACACTTCCATAATACTTTTTTACTTACTGTTCTACCAGCCTGTTCTAATACTACTAATCTTCCAAACCTCTGCCCTGTACGGTCTACTAACTTCATAATATTCTCCTTGTTGAGGAGTTATTATATCACCATTTGAACAGATTGTAAACCTAGCGTCTGCCATCTGGTCTTATGTCATAACGTGGTGTTCCCATTTGCCAAGCAACACCTAAGCCTGTAGATTGCAGTCTAAAAGCCATTTGCCTACCTCGTAAACGAGTAAATACCTCACCAGTAAATTGTTGTATAGTATATTCTGGAATATTTGTATAATTTTGTAAACTTGTTACAGATGGATTTGCTGCTGTGCCATAAGCATTGCCCGAAGTATTTCTAGGTATTAACTGCATAGTTATTGAAGGGTTATTGGAAGTTGAACCGTTAAAATTCATATCTGGAAACATTCTCCAAACAAAACCAAAATGCTGACCAGCATCATCAGGACTAATTTCTATATCTGAAGATTGTATATAAGATGTAATTGGCACAGGAGTACCAGAAGAGTTATCATCATTTCCGTTTTCGTGGAACAGAAGTCTATTATTATAATCTGCTGCTATTGGAAATTGATTGATGCCGTTTTGTAACCAAGCTGTCCTTGCCATATTTCCATAATACCAAACATTATCTAAGTAATTATAGATAACATATTTATCAACAGAAGTATTAGGATTGCTATCTGTACCGCCATTACCATCAATAGATACATAAAACCACCAAACTTCATTAAATCCTTCATTTGCTCCACAAAATACTTGAAAGCCTTGACTTTGATTTAAATTATCAAAAATATATTGTTTTAAAGTACATGGCAAAGTTTGCACTGTACCGTTATACATATAAAATCTGTCACGCCCCATCCAATAAGTAATGTTGTTTACTGTAATCATAGCGTTTGGACTAATAATAGATATGTTATCCATTAAAAGTTGAAAGCCCCAAACATATGGTGCGCCAATATACTGCATTGAATATATAGCAGAATCAGTCCAAATAAGAATTTCTTGTCGAGTAAACCTTGCTCCAATAATATAAGAACCATTACCTAATGCAAACTCACCAGCTTGATTAGTTAGTTGTGGAACCCATTGATATGGATTTGCTTGATCTGACCAGCGTACAAGTAAAGGATTAAATGCAGAAATACCAGTTGTTGGATCATAAGGATTTGCACCAAATGCAATAACAAATTCTTGTACATCAGAAGACAAAACTTGATAAGTTTCATTAGGTATAAATGCGCCAGAATAAGAAAAAGTATAACTTCCACTTGATGAAGCGGTATATGAATTGCTAATTGTAGCTACGCCTGTAACATGATCAATAGAAACAACATAAGTATTAGCTGGAATTCCAGTTCCTGAAATATAAGAATATGGATATACATAAGGCGCATTTGCTGAAGTAACTAAAATAGTTGTTGAACCAAGCAAAGATGTTACAGTGCTTGTAAATCCTGTTCCAGTAATTGTTGATGTTGGAATCTGAAAACCAGAACCTGTACCACCAATAGATGCCGATGGAGCTGTTAAAACAGTACCTGTTCCTGTTGCACCCAAACCACCATTTGTTAAAGTTACTGATGTTACAGAATTACCACTTACCACAATAGTAGCTTTGGGATATGTTGTCATGGTTGGGCCAGAAACATAAGTTAATTGTACATTTGTATATGTACCATTTGTATAACTTGAACCGCCTGTAATAGAACCAAAAGCAGTAACAATCCCACCACCAATACTACCGTTTGTAGCAGATAATACTGTTCCTGTACCAGAAGCACCCGTACCACCATTTGTAATAGTGATTGATGTAACCACATTTCCCGACACAACAATAGTTGCAGTAGGATAAGTTACCATAGTAGCACCAGATACATAAGTTAATAAAACTGAAGTATATGTACCGTTTGTATATCCTGTTCCAGCAGTTGTTATTGATATTCCATTAACACTAGCACTAAATGTTGTTGCATCTGTTAAAAGCGTTGCATTGTTTGCTAAACTTTGCAATGATTTCGCTCTTGTATTTAATCCTAAAGAGTTTTGCCAATAATAAATAGGACCTCCTCTTGGCGCAAGAAATAAATTAGCACCAAAATTATCGTTAGACCAAAGTCTTAATTGAGAAGATATTAATCCTAATGTTGCTGCTTGCCCCCAACCAGTATTGTTTGGACTGCCCGCTCCATAATATCCACCCCAAGGACCAGCACCCCAACCTGTACCATTTGTAAAAGTATTTGTACCACTGGGATATAAATAATTTACAGTAACTGTTGCGCTTGCGGAAGAAGGGGCAGTGGTTGTTTGAATAGTATATGTTGAAGCTGTAGGTATAGATAATACTTCATAATTTCCTAAAAATGTATATCCACCAACAGTATAACTAGTACTGAAATTAATGTAATCACCAATATTGGGACTATAACTTGCATCCGTTAGCGTTACAATTGTAGTGCCATTAGTTGTTAAAGTTACCGAAGTATCTGTTTTTACAATTGGAGTAATATCATAATAAGCCACACTATAATATATATAATAATTTGTGTTTGTTCCTAGTCCAATATAATTATTATTAAGACCTACTGTTGCAGCTGACCATATCCAAATTGATCTTGCAGTGCCAGTATAAGTTGATATATTAACAGGTGTCCAACCACCAATTTTTTCTGGCAAACCTGAACGAAAGCGTATTTTGTCCCCATCATACCACCCACCAGAACTGGAATAAATTGTACCCTCACGATACAATCCTGGCTTAAGTTGTAGTTTTTTTAATGGCATGGGGTTTACCCTAACATTGATTCAGATATTGTTTCTACTTTTGCTACTCTACTTTTCCATCCATCTAAATATTTAATTTGATCAGGCCTATGTTCAACAATACTATCGTAAAAACTTTTCTTTAAATTACTAAATTTTTCAATTAATTCTTTATGGTCAGCCGCTTGAATAGCCGATAAGCTCTTGAGTCCCAACACACCATCCGTAGTAACTCCAACTGCCTCTTGAATGAGCTTGGTAGCCCTAGCCACACCCAAATTAACAGCAGCATCAAATACGGCATAGTCCACGCCAGCAGGCAAGTTATCAGCATTTATTTTATCCCAATAAAGTTGTTTGTATAGGTTATATACATCACTATCAGATACTTCTTTAAGTTGTTCTTTAGTTATATATTGGTTTCTTTTCCACTCACGATAAACACTTAGAGTAATCCCTTTCATAGTAGCACCACCAGCATCGGTAGGATCATCAGACCAAAGACCTTCTGACACTAATACATCACGAAGAGCTATAACAAAATTATTTTGCATTTGTCGGCACCGAATTATATAGCATTTGATCTTTTACGTGACTAGATGCAGTACTACCAAAATAATAACCAACGACACCGGTCCACGCTGTCCCAAGTGAACCTAACATGACTAATAATTCATTAGACGGAGTAATCGCATATGCCATCATATAAATAAGAATACCGAAGAACCCAACAGTAATACCTAAAGCCAATGCTCCGGGTATCCAAGACTTAGTTGCAATTTGCATATTTCTAGCGGAAGCACGGTCATCAACCGCAAGTTTTTCAAAGTTTAAACCCAGTTCTTGTGTACTCTTTTGAAATTCTATTTCAGCAAGTTTTAGTTGTGCTATTTGTTCAGCAGATAGCTTGCCTGCATCCATAGTTTTTTCCACATCATCTTCAGAAATACCGATTGCCTTGGAAATTGCCGTGACTGCCAAACCCGCTAAAGGTCCGCCTAATGCAGTTGCAATTGTAGGTGCTACCTGCTCTAACCAACTCATGATTTTAGAATCCTATAGTTCATATATACAACGTAAACATAAATAATATTAATTAAACTAATGGCAAATAACACGTCTTTTACAAACCACATTGCCACAATAGCCAATACTTTTACTAATGTAAATCCACCTATTAGTCCAATTTTGGAGAATAACCAAGCCATAACTGGATTACCTTCATGCCCTTTACCTGACTTAATGACGTTATACGTTGTCCAAAAGTCGAGGAATTGGAGAATTACGAATAGTGCGAATAGGATATAGTTCATAATTAATTAAACAGCTCCATTAGCCACAATTTTAATTAAACTCCAATCAGCATTAAGATCGCCACCTACTGTATTAGTTAATTGAACATTTTGACCTGACATAGATAATGCAATTCCAGAAGTAGCATGAATAGTATAAATTGTAGAAGAAGAACTTCCTCGTCTAATTTGAGCTAATGCGTTTATACCACCAGTAGTAGAATTAGTTTGTCCAATAAACAATAAATAATTACCATTTGTATTTACAGAATCTAATGTTGTTAAAGTTGTTGTACTTCCATTTGTAACAACTGTTCCACCATAAGTTGAGCCAAATTCGTTAGCAACGACTGAATAATTAGAAAAACCAGTATTGTTTAATATATTTGCAAGAGTTGTTTGATCAGTAGTTCCTAAGTAAATTTTTGGACTACCAAATACTCCAACAACGTTATTTCCAGTAATTGTTCCGTAAGTAACAGAAGAACCTAAATTAATAGCATATCTAGTTTTGTCAGATGAACCTGAATTACCTGAATAAATTGAACAACCTGAAATAGTAGGAAAAGTAGAGTTTGCATAAATGCCGTCATAAGTATTTGCAGTATTTACCCCAGCATTATGAATACTTGCACCTATAACAGAATTATATGGGCCTAAAAGATCAATTCCATTTTTATTACAATTATAAAAAAAACCACCATTAATTTGAATTTCAGTACCTAAAGAATAAAAGTTATATCCTGTTCCTCTATTTGAGAACCAACAATTATTAAAATAACATTGATTTACAGTTGAATTAATAATACAACCTGATTGACTGTTTGTATCACATACGACTTTTGTGCAAAGAAAATCAGAAGGTGATCCTGAACTATCTACAATAAATTCAATCCCATTTGCAGAATTTAAAGATAACTCAAGAGTATCTAAATAAATACCAGTTACTAATCCAGTAATGCAAATACCATCTCCTGTATTAGCTGTTGAATAACAATCTCTAATCCAAACACCTACAGTAGGAGTAGAACCATTAGTATTTAAATAGAAGCCATGACTTAAATTAGTTGTTGAGTAACAACGACTAACTTGTAATGAGCCAGCACTTTGGAATTGAAACCCATGAAAAAATGAACTAACATATACATCTGTAATAAAACAATTACCACCCCCAGTTACATAAATACCATTAGCAGTAGATGTAGCAGAGCAAGTAATTGAAAGTTGCTCAATATAAACCCAAGTTAAAGAACTTAATGTAAACGCATTAGCACTTGCAGAAGTTTGTTTAATTATTGAATTTTGTTGACCAGAGCCGTAAATTCTTTGATTAGAAACAGGAGTTAATGCACTAGAAATTACATAAGTTCCTTTTGGAAAATATACTGAATTACCAGTATTTAAAGCAGCTTGTATAGCAGTAGTATCGTCTGTAGTTCCATCCCCAACAGCACCAAAATCTTTAACTGATACTATTTCAGCAAGTTTTAAATTAATGGCACGATTTGTTGCACCTGTTCCACCTATATCAAATTTTGGTATTAATGTTGTCATGTTTATCCTTATTCAATTTTTGCTGTAGCTAATCTTGCTTCTAAAGTTTCAATTCTTTCTAATGCTTCACTTAATGCTTTAAATGCTTTCATATAAGCAATAGAATAATTAACACCTAAAGTAGTTGTGCCTGTTAA